GAGGGCATTGGCAACCGCAAAACAAATGCTGACCTTGTGAAGCACGGGCTGATGGAATTGCAGCCAAGCCGGTTTACTTTGAGCGATGGCGGCACTGCGCAGCTCGCAAGGCTGGTGCCGTGATGGGCCGCTTTAAGGATGAGGCAATTAGGCAAGGCATTGACCCAGCCAAGAGCCGCAAGGGGAAAAACGCGAGGGCACGCGGCAATGCGTTTGAGCGAGAGATTGCAAAGCGGCTAGGCGGGCAGCGCGTGGGGCAGTTTGGCGGCAAGCAGGATGTTGCCAATGACTGGATTGCGGTGCAGTGCAAGGTGGGCGGCAGCTTTAGCGAGCGCCAATGGGATTGGCTGCAGAGCGTGCCGGTGAAGGGTGACCAGCTCAGGGGGCTGGTGATTGGTGACAGCCCTGGGGCTGGCGGCGGGCGTAGGCGTGCGGTAATCCTGCTAGACCTAGATGACTTCTGTGACTGGTTTGTTACACCGCCAGAGCCTGAGGATGCAACGGGTTGACAGCGTTGCAATGGGATGCGTATGATGCCTACAGCAGCGAGGAAACCGGCAAGTTGCTGGGGCTGCAAAAGGAGTGAAACGATGAAGCTGAAAGTGGGACACATTGAGGCGCTGATGTTCAACCCAGCACGCGGTGGGTTTGGCTACCTAGGCTGCCGGGAATATATGACCGCTAAGCAAAAGGCTTACGGTGACCGCCAGCTACTGAAGTTTGCCAATGCAAACGGCTGGGATTTGTCTGACCTTTTCTACTGGGCAGACAGCAAGGCTGGCCGCTGGTTTGGTGATGCAATCGTTGGCGGTGGTAAGCCCACCGTACAGGCTGACTGATGACGGCACTGCTGCTGGCGTTGAGCTTGGCGCTCAACCCAGCAGCGCTACCCCGCTCACACGGTGTTGCCTCTTGGTATGACGCGGAACGCAACGGGCAAAGCACCTGGTACAGCAGGGCGGGCATAATCAATTACGCAGCGGCTGCAGGCTGGCGCTGGGGGCAGAAACCGTATATGCTGCGTGTCTGCCGGCAGGATGACAAAACCAAATGCGTAGTGGTCACCGTGGTTGACTGGTGCGGCAGGTGCAATAAAGATGCGGGGGAGAGATGGCACAAAAACAGCAGGATACTGGACTTGAGCCCAGCGGCTTTCACAAAGCTGGAAAGTCTGGGGCGGGGGCTCGTGCGCGTAACCATTCAAGCAATCCAGCCGCGCTAGCGCTGGTTGAGGATTTTCAAGATGGCGTGAGGATGTGGGCCAGCCGCCTGAAGGTGAAGCCCAACCGGCTCTTTGGGATGACTGAGATGCACCAGCGCAGCGTGCATTGGATGCGTGAGCGCTACTTTGGTGGCGTGGTGCCTACGCTGGATGAAGTTGAGTGGGTTAAGGCATATGCGCTTGCAACCAAAGTCAACCTGACGGCAACGGAGGAGCTGCGCAGGCACCGCTTGGTGGTTGAGCAAATGTGCCGCACCTGCGTTGGCGCTGAGGGTAAAGACCGCTTCCCGAAGTGCTGGGATGCAACCTGCCCGCTGCGCCCAATAAGCCCACTGCCGCTTGCCAATGACGCAAACCACAAAGCCCCACTGGACGCTGACCGCGCCTACGAGAGAGAGGGCGAGCGTTAGTGTAGGCTCTCCACTACGCCTGTGATTCACTCCACAGGCACCCCGCCCGCCGCTGGTTTCCTCCCGGCGGCGGGCGCTACTATTACCAGCGGGGCGGCGTAGATGCAGCGGCTCATTAAGGCATAGCCTGAGCGTGCTAAACGCGGGGTGCAACTCCCCGCCCGCTCCAACATCATCAACAAGGGGAGGTTTATGGCAAAGCTAGACAAATGGGACGCGCTTGAGGCATACCTTGCCACCGTGCAAGAGGCGCTGAATCTGTCGCATTGGCGCGTGAGCATTGCCAGAGAGGCAAGCGATGTTGACGCGTGGGCTGATATTCAGGTGACTTCACAGGCAGCGTTCACTGCTGAGCTACGGGTTAGCCACGATTGGTGGAGTCAGAGCCCTGAGCGCCAGCGTGAGGTGATGTGCCACGAGGTGCTGCACTTAAACAGCCATCAGGCTGATGCGGTGGTTGATAACCTAGAGAAGGCCCTGGGTGAGATTGCGTGGGCAGTATTCAGCCCACAATACGAGGATGCAACTGAGCGCGCGGTTGACCATATTGCCAAGGCGATTGCCCAACACCTGCCACTACCGGCACTACCAAAGGCGTGAGGTTCCAGCGCCCGTGCCTAGACTGCGGCACCCTGACCCCGCAGGGAAACCGCTGCAGCCTGCACCGCAGAGAGGCACAGACACGCTGGAAGGCGGGCGTGCCTAATCCATATGCCAATGCGGCGTGGAAACGGCTGAGCGCGATGGTGCGCAGTAAGCGCCCGTGGTGCGAGGGCTGCGGGGCAGCCAATGTGCGCCTGACGGTTGACCATCTTGACCCAATTAGCAAGGGCGGGGCGCTACTTGCGCCAGAGCACCGCTTGCGCGTACTATGCTTACGGTGTCACGGGAAGGTGACCAAGCACAAATAGAGGGAGGGAGCTTATGGCAAGGGTTGCCTGGTATAGCAATGCGTGCAGCATTCCAAGTGGATACGGTGCCCAAAGTGCACAGGTGGTGCACAGGATGGCAAGGGATGGGCACGAGGTAGCGCTGACCGCAAACCACGGCGCGCAGGTGCTGATGAATTGCGCGCACGGGCACATCATCCTGCCTGAAGGCTTGATGCGTTACAGCATTGACGCTGCGCCAGAGAATATGCGTAACTGGTTTGAGAATCGCAAAGATGCCTTTGGGGTAATCCTGTTTGACTTGTGGCCTCTGGTTGGCGTTGATGCCTTTAAGGATTTAAACCTTGCCTGCTGGACTCCCGTTGACCATCAGCCGGCACCGCCACTTGTGGCGAAGTTTCTCAGGGATGGCGGGCACCACGCCATTGCAATGAGCCGCTTTGGCGAGCAGATGCTGCTTGATGCAGGACAGCCGCGCGCTGAGCTCACCTATATTCCGCACGCCATTGACCGCACCGTGTTTAGCGATATGGGCAAGGATGCGCGCAGTGCAATGGGCTTTGAGCCTGATGACTTTGTGGTGGTCACAAACGCAGCCAATCGTGGCCGCATCCCGGTGCGCAAGGGGTTTGGGGAAATGGCTGACGCAATGAGCCGCTTTATGGCTGACCGCAAAGATGTGAAGTGGATGTTGCATACCGAGCCTAATGGACATAGCGAAGGCGTGAACATTCCGCGCCTAGTGGCACAGTTGGGCATTGACCCGCAGCGCGTGCGATATCCACACCCAATGCATTGGCGCAACGGGATACCAGATACCGCCATTGCGGCGATGCTTTCCGCTGCAGATGTGCAACTACTCACAAGTATGGGTGAGGGCTTTGGAATTCCAGCCGTTGAGGGGATGGCTACGGGTACCCCGTGCATAGTGAGCGACTTCAGTGCACAGGCTGAGTTGATTGGGCCACACAGCCACAAGGTGAAGGTGCAGCGTGTATGGGATGAGTTCCAAGTTTCGTTTTTCGCTATCCCCAATGTGGACGAAATCTACAAAGCGTTGCAGGCAGTCTATGAGGAAACAAGGGCAGGAAAGGTTGACCGCGCTGCGGTACGCGCAGCCACTGAGCAATACGAGGCAGACACCGTGTATGAGCAAAAGTGGAAACCACTGATTGAGCTGATGACCGCGCGCACCAAGCAACCGGCACAGCCGCAACTCAACCGAGCACAAAGGAGGGCGAAACGATGAGTCACGATTATGAGGCAGCCTTTAAGCGTGGGCATTACTACAATGAGTTGGTAGGTGAATACCTTGCGGTGCACGGGATTACTAACACCGTTCCAGCGCTGGAGATTGCAAAGGATAAGGCAGACCGCGCGCGCTTCACCAGCAATGAAAAGGATGTGGTGCTGGCTGATGGCAGGGTGATTGAGGTAAAGGGCGTGAGCCCAGACTTTGGCTGGGAGCCTGAGAGCTACACCGTGCGGGATACCATTATTGTGGATACGGAGAGCGGCTACCACGGCAAGGTAGTCAAGCCGATTGCGTATGTGTTTGTTAGCCAAGTCAGTGAGGCAATGCTGGTGCTGAGCACTAAGACCTACCCGAAGTGGCGGGTGCTGGTTGCCGGCGATAAAAACCGTGGGCTTGAGGCTGAGCGCTTTTTGATTGCTGATACCAGCTTGCTGCGTTCTATGGATGACCTGCTTAAGCATCTTGCGCCCGCAGGGGAGGGGGTTTAAAATCTGCGCGCACGCACACGCAAAGAAT